CTGGTCGTTGAAAACCAAGACAAAGAGCGTATGGTCCGTTTGAACAACAAGTTTGTGCAGATCGACCCACGTTCTTGGGATGCCAACATGGACTTGGTTGTGAACGTAGGCGTTGGCGATGGCACTACTCAAGACCGTGTAGGCGTCTTGGCTATGGTCGCAGCACGTCAAGAAGAGATCATGAAGACAGGTGGCTTCAATAACCCTGTTGTTTCTTTACCACAGTACACCAACACGCTGACCAAGATGCTGGAGATGTCTGGCTTCAAAGACAGTCAGAACTACTTTACCCAACTCCCTGCCGACTTCAAAGTGCCTGAACAGCCACCTAAGAAGACTCCAGAAGAGATGTTGGCTGAAGTGCAAGCCCAGTCGATCCAAGCTGACATCCAGAAAAAAGCTGCTGAGTTGGAGTTGAAGCGCGATGAAATGATTCGTGCTGATGACCGCGAACGTGACCGTATCGAGCAGGATGGACTCTTGCGCCGCTACGAAATGGAATTGAAATACAATACACAAATTCAAACGGCAGAAATCAATGCTGCCTTGAATAAAAACCGTGAATTGGAAAATCAACAAGACCAAGCAGTTCTTGATGAGTACAACCGTCAACAACAAGCGTACATGCAAGCGGTTCAGGACCAACAGGCGTTACAACAAATTCCACCTCAGCAGGAGCCAGCAGTCCCACCACAAGGGTTCTAAATGGACGAATTAGAGATTAATTTGCAGCGCGGTGATCGTGCCAAGCTGCTTCTCGAAGACGAGCTTCTCAATGAGATGCTCAAAAAGATTGAAGAGGATTGCTTCCGTGAAATCCGTGCTTCTACCCTTCTCGAAGGCGAAGTCCGTGAAAAAGCGTACTTAATCCTAAAGACCGTTGACATTCTTAAGACGAAGTTGCGGTCTGTTTACGATACTGGCAAGATGGCAGAAGTTAAACTTGCAAAGCGCCGTGGTCGTCCACCACTGGCAAAATGATTTTTAACTAAGAGGTGAATATGTCCGATAACGCACAAGCAATCGGGATGAGTGTGAATGATGCAGCGCAAAGTTTTGCTTCCATGCTAGACACCGAAGAGGCTGTTGACACTGGTGCAGAGGCGCAAACTACTGATGAGGAAACTCAGGAAGTAGAGTCTGAAGATTTGGAATCTGCGGAGACGCAAGACGAAACAGAGGAAGATTCAGAAGACGTAGAAGGTGAAGAAGAGGAAACCGAAGAGGAAGAGCCTGTTGAATCCAAGTTTGTCGTCAAAGTTGATGGCAAGGAGCTTGAGGTTGACAAGGAAGAGCTAATCCGAGGCTACCAACGCGAAGCTGACTACACTAGGAAAACGCAGAAACTTGCAGAAGAGCGCCGTTTGGTGGAGTCTGAGTTTCAGCAAGTACTAGCAGAGCGTGAGCAATATGCTCAAGTTCTTGGACAATTGAAACAGAAGGTGCAGGAATTTGAACCTGCTGAACCTGACTGGAATGCTTTAGAAGCTCAAGACCCAGTGGAATACGCCCGTCAATGGACGCATTTCCAACGCCGTCAACAGCAGATGCAAGCTATCCAACAGGAAGAAGCACGAGTCAATGCACTGCGTAAAGTTGAGCAACAAAAGCACTTGCAGGAACTGCTGATCGCTGAACGAGACAAACTGATCGAGAAAATTCCCGATTGGAAGAATCCCGAAAAAGCAAAAGCAGAACGTGATGGTGTTCTTGAGTATGGCAAACAGATAGGTTTTTCTGACGCTGAGTTGGATCAGGTTACTGACAGTCGTGCCGTTATTGCCTTGTATAAAGCATGGAAATACGACCAACTGATGAGTAAAAAGCCTGAGCTTCAATCGAAGATCAAGAAAGCACCTAAGTTGTTGTCACCTGGCTCATCTGGTTCAGTTTCGTCTAAGAGTTCGGACAAGGCTCGCGCACAAAACCGTCTTGCACAAACTGGTAGCGTTAAAGACGCTGCCGCACTTTTCGACAAATTTATCTAAGGAACCAAAATGGCTGCTATTACCAACACCTATACCCGCTTCGATGCTAAAGGCGTCCGCGAAGACCTCTCCAACGTGATCTATCAGATTCACCTGAAGAGACTCCATTCATGTCCAACGTGGGCCGTGAGAACGTCAAGAACACTTATTTCGAGTGGCAAACTGACGAACTCGCTGCTGCTGTGACTACCAACGCCCAAATCGAAGGCGATGACATCACTAGCTTCACCGCTGCTACAGCTACTACCCGTTTGGGCAACTACACTCAGATCAGCCGTAAAGATGTCATCATCTCTGGCACTCTTGAGTCTGTTGACAAAGCAGGTCGCCGTAGCGAACTGAGCTATCAAATGGCTAAGAAGTCTGCTGAATTGAAGCGCGACATGGAAGCCACAATCTTGGCTAACCAAGCTGCTTCTGCTGGCTCAACTTCTGCTGCTCGTGCTACTGGCGCTTTGTTGGCCTTCTTGAAGAGCAACACCAGCAAAGGTACTGGCGGTGGCGATCCAACATACACCACCACACCTACTGCTGGTCGTACAGACGCTACTGCTGGTGACTTGCGTTCGTTCAGCGAAGCACTCTTGAAGGACGTGATCCAACAAGTGTGGACTGAAGGTGGCACTCCATCTATGGTCATGGCTGGTCCAGTCAACAAGCAAAACCTGTCGAAAATGGCTGGTATCGCATCTCAGCGTTTCAACGCTACTGGTGCAAAGCCTTCCACCATCATCGGTGCTGCTGACATCTACGTGAGCGACTTCGGTAACGTGACTATCGTTCCTAACCGCTTCCAACGTGAGCGTGACGTGTTCGTTCTCGATCCACAATACGCATCTGTTGCCTACCTGCGCCCCTTCCAAACTGTGGAATTGGCTAAGACTGGTGATGCCGAGAAGCGCATGCTGTTGGTTGAGTGGGGCCTGAAGGTCAACACTGAGAAAGCCCACGGCGTGGTTGCTGACTTGAACAGCGTCTTGCAGTAATGCAAACTAAGGGGAGAGGGGAAACCTTCTCTCCTTTTTTAAGTTAATTTATGACAACAAAACTCTTTGATTACGACCCGATTACGGGAACCAAGAAGATTTGGCACTATGATGCTGCCAAGGATGAAGCAATCATTGAAAACGTGATTGATGCATCTGGCATTGTTGAAGACAATAAGGCACGATTCAATCAGTTTGATGAACGAGCCAATTGGAACGGAGACATGCATCATGTGGCTTCCATTCCGATGGAAATCTATTATCAATTGAAGGCTGAAGGCAAGTTGGATGACCAAGCGTACATGAAGCGCTGGTTAAACGATGCGAACAATCGCGCTTTCCGCACTCGTCCAGGAAATGTTTAATGTCAAATGTCATTGGTTTGTTAATTCCCACACGGGACTTTGTTAATGCTGGTTTTGCTTACGACTTGGCCCGACTCGTTGGGTTCCATGTAGGCACGACAAAAGATAAGATTGTTCTTTATACGAGTTCTGGCACTCTGCTATCAGCACAGCGTCAAGACTTGGCTAAAGGGGCTATTGAGGCTGGTTGCACCCATACTCTGTGGCTTGATAGTGATATGCGTTTCCCAAAGGATGTGTTGAAGCGTCTTTTGGCACACGATGAAGGTATTGTTTGCGCGAACTATGCAAAACGCCGTTTCCCAACTGAGCCGATTGCAGTCCGTAAGAACACACCAGATGAAGAGGCGACAGAGATTAAGCGCGTCTACACTGAAGCAGACTCAACAGGTCTGGTAGAGGTTGATTACTGCGGTATGGGTGTCATGCTGGTGAAGCGTGAAGTCTATGAAGGAATGGAGCTTCCTTGGTTTGCTATTCCTTGGGTTCCATCAGTAAAAGACTACATCGGTGAAGATGTTTGGTTCTGCCGCCGAGCATTAGAAAACGGTTACCCAACATTTGTGGACCAAGATGTATCTAAAGAAGTGATGCACATTGGTTCATTTGAGTACAAACATGAACATGCCAATGCATGTAGGGATGTAGAGAATGGCGATTGATTCGTATTCAAACCTGAAGTCTGGCATTGCTGACTTCTTGAACAGGAGTGACCTGACTTCGGTCATTCCTACATTTATCTCTCTGTCAGAGGCGAAGTTCAATCGAGTTCTTCGCACTCGTCAGATGGTTAAACGTGCCACAGCAACTATTGATACTCAGTACTTTGCTATGCCAGCCGACTTCCTTGAAGCCAAAAAGCTGATCTTGAACACAAACCCGATCACAACAGTCGATTTTGCCACTGGTGAATATTTGGACTCTCAACGTGCGAGTACCTATATTGCTTCTGGCAAACCTGCTTTGTTTGGTGTCATTGGAACTCAGTTTGAAGTAGTGCCATCTCCTGACGCAAGTTACACAGGAGAATTGAC